CCGCGCACCGCGTCGCGCACCGCGCCGCCCACCGCGCCGCCCACCGCGTCGCTTTTACCGATTCGCATTTTTTCCGGCAGAGTCTCGATGATCTTGGCCGCCATAGGCGCCGCCAAAGCCATCACAATGGGGCTATCCACCCATACGATTGTCGAGGGTGGGCGCAGTCCGGCAAACGCATAGCACTTGCGCGCTGCGTCCTCGAAGCGTTGCCGATCCGCCGGGCCAGTGCGCAAGCCAATTTCAATCCACTTGTCGGCCCACGGCCCCATCTGTGCTTTTTGCGCCTCGCTGAGAGAGTCGATTCTCTTTACCATTTCGTGTTTCTCCTATTCGGTTGGGGGCGATCTAATCAGCGACGCGGCGCACTTTTTCCGCCGTGAATTCGACCTGGATCGGCACTTCATACAGGCCGGGTGCAAGGCCGTGCGGCGAGTGTTCCTCGTGCTTGAGTTCGACCGGAGCGGCGACTTCGAGGAAATGGTCTCCCTTGATTTCGACCAGCCGGCAAGTGGCCTTGGACGATTTCTGCGCGCGGGCAATTGCTGCTTCGGTCATTTCGTCGGCGACAGCACCGTTCGGACGTGCGCTGTCGATCACGTCGTAAATCGCGTGGGCGTGGCCAGTCACTTCGCCATGGGCTAGTACGACGCGGCCCGGCTCGCGGATTTCCTTGGCGTCGCCAGCGGGCAGAGCATTGATGGGTTGCAGATACACGTCGCCTTGGCGGATGGGTTGCGGGGTCAGTTTCTTCATGAGAACTCCTTGGGTTGAATGCGCGAGTGGCCGACTCGGGGCGGTGGTGCGATTATGCTGCGGATTTGATCTTGGCGAGAATGGCATTTAAATGCCATTAAATGCGACCGTGAAATTGCCCCTCGCCGGTTCCCCAATCGTCGCAATTGTCGCGGCCCGATTCGAGGCACGGCGTATCATCTGGATAGCCAAATTCCTCGCGGTCACGGGCAGCATCAGCGCGCCAATCGTCCAGAATTTCGATGGCGGCTTCCGCGAGTTCTTCCGGCGTGGCGTCCGGGAATTGGCGCTTAGCTTCGCGGATCGCTTGCTTTTTCGCTTTATCGTTCGTCATGCTGCACCTCTATCCGCAGGAATAGGCTCGACATGCAGCAGCTTATGCGACTTGAAAAGTGTGTGCATACCGAACGGTTGCACAATGAGTTCCTTGCGAGAATTGCTGACGACTTCAAACGCCGTAGCGATTCCATGCTCCTTTGCGGTTTTGGCAACTTTGGCCGCGCCCGCTTTCGCCTCTTCCAGTGATTGATACATGTTGATTCTCCCGTTGTTTGGCCGTTGGTACAGCGCTCATTTAAGCAAAGAGTCAATAGGCTTGTCAACCCCCTTGACAAAATAAATATTTCCGTGCGTTAATGCGTACCTATGAACTCACACAATGCGCGCCTTCGCCAGAAACGGCTTGCCAGAGCAGCTAAGATTCGCTCCCTACAGGCGAAACATCCAGACCTGATATTCAAGGAATTCAGCAAGCGCTTTCTTGGCGGGATTAGCAAACAGGCCGTATCACGAATATTGACCAAGCCATGAAAGGCCGCTCAATCGAAATGTTCGACAAGCCGCGCAAGCCGAGACAATGGCTAATGCACGTTGCCGATGCTTGCGAGTCCGAGGATAAGCCGCTTTGCATGATGGCGTGCGCTCGGTGCGGGACAGAATCGGAATGGCTGGAGTTTGACACCGTGACCGAAGCAAAACGCGGCATACGTTGCCCGAAGTGCAACGCATGACCGCCAACTCCATAAAACGCGCAGGCGCAAGGATCAATGCGCCTACGCCTGCCGCAGAATTGAAACGGCTACGGGCGAAGGCTACGCGGGAGAAGTTTGAACTGCTTTTCTTGCAACAGGTGCGCGCGGCGAAGTTGGCCGAACCGCTTCGGCAATATCAATTTGCCAAGCCGAGGAAATGGGCGTTTGACTTTGCTTTTTTTGACGGACACTTAAATCCATGCGCCATCGAAATCGACGGCGCAATCTACACCAACGGGCGCCACACGCGCGGCAAAGGATTCGAGGCTGACTGCGAAAAATTGAATGAGGCTGCTCTATTAGGCTGGACCGTGCTTCGCTTCTCTACCGGCCAAGTCAAAAGCGGCTATGCGATTCAGACGGTCGAACGATGGTTCAAGGCATGAAGCCTCTCGCCATAGATTTGTTCTGCGGCCTAGGCGGATGGACAGAGGGATTATTGGCGGAAGGATTTAGAGTAATCGGCTTCGACATCGAAAAGCACGAATACGGCGATGCCAAGTATCCCGCGCAACTCGTATTGCAAGACGTCCTGACAATCCACGGCTCGCAATTCAAGGATGCCGCGCTGATCGTCGCAAGCCCTCCGTGTCAGGAGTTTAGCTACATGGCGATGCCCTGGTCGAAGGCGAAGGCCAAGCAGGCCGACATTCTTGCGAATCCGACCGAATGGCTGCGTCTCTGCGCGCTGTTCGACGCGTGCTTTCGGATTCAGCAGGAGGCGATTGAAGCTGCCGGCCACTTTATTCCGCTCGTGGTTGAGAATGTCCGCGGCGCGCAAAGGTGGGTTGGCCGCTCCCGCTGGAATTACGGATCGTTTCATCTTTGGGGCGATGTGCCGGCGCTTATGCCGATGACGAAGACCGCAACGAAGCTCGGCGCAGGCGCGTCATGGTATCCACCTGATGACCCGCGCCACACACCCGGACTTGATTTCACTCGGCTTGCAGGCCAGAAAGTCCCCGGCTTCCGCTTCGACGGCAAAGGCGGCAGTTTTCAAACTGCCGCAGTCGAAAGTACAGGCGTCAAATCGCCCGGCATGAACTGGTCAGACCAATCGAAGCGCGGGCAAGATTTCACGAGGCCGGCAGCGCAACATTGCGGCATGAAAAACGACGGCGGCTCATGGTTCAATATCCCCGGCACAGGCGGAGTAGTCGGAAACCGGAATCCAGTTCACGATCACATCAAGCAGGGCGGCGACTTGTACGGCCCTGGTGAAGACTGTTCCGCGCAACGCCGCGCCGGCAGCAAGAGCAAAGCCCGCAAAGCCGCATCGGCAGCCATCGCGAAGATTCCGTTTCCGCTCGCCCGGCACATCGCCCACTACTGGAAGCCAACGTGTTCCACCTGACCCCCACCCCTCCACACGATCCGGTTGCCACAGTGCATAAAGGGCACGCTGGGCGGGTGGGGAGTCAGCTTTGAACGTGCATTTTTCTAGCGCGACGGATCTGTGGTCAACGCCGCAAGAATTCTTCGATGCGCTCCATGCCGAATTCAATTTCGCGCTCGATGTTTGCGCCTCTGACGACAATGCAAAATGCGCCCACTATTTCACCGTTGCCGATGATGGGCTAGCGCAGGAGTGGTGCGTTTACCAATCCTGCTGGATGAACCCGCCCTATGGTCGCCAGATCGGCTGCATTCACCACACACCGCTCGACACGCCGCCGGGATCTGGCTCGTGATCGCCGATTCCTCTCTAGCCGCGTATATCGAGATCAAAAATATGCCCGGACTCGCTCCCCTGCAAAAGCGCATCCTAGAATTCCTCTGCGAATTCCCGGACCGAGATTTCACGCGAGCCGAGATTGCGAATCACCTGGGCATGAAGGTGGCGACAGTGTGTGGGCGCATCAACGAACTACTCGACCTGGAACAGAATCGAGGCCGCGTGTGGATTGAATCGCTGCCGCTGCGAACCTGCACAATTGGCGGCAGGTCGGCTCACCCAGTACGGATTCACCGACCGGCGGGACAACTTTCACTTTTTAAGGAGGCGGCATGAACCGTCTCCATGATTCTGATTTTCGGGGCGCATCGCCTGGCCATCTCAAGCGGCTGAACGATCTTAATGAGACGGTTTGCAACAGGTTGCCCCTTAAAAGCTACTGGCCTGTTGCATTCTCCCCACTGCTTGCCGGCGGCAGAATCGTTCTTGCCGGCACCCTTTCTTACGCGGGCGAACGCTTGACAATGGCAGGCGCCGCGCGGTAGGATTCGATTGTCGTTGGACGGAACGATTTACTAAGGCTGTTTTGTCGGTGAGTTTAGGGAGCAATCCCCCCAGGCCGTCCCCTGGGCTCACCGACAAAGCGGCTTTTTCCTTTTGTGCACCGCGGAACGTCAGGGCGCGTCAGCTAATCGGCTAAAGTCGGCCGGACCCAGGACAGACGACCCACAGGCACGCTTGCGAGCGCGTGACCCTGTGCAAATCCGTAATGGTGGGGGACTGGCTGTAGATCGAAGTCCGGGGACTTGGGAAACCAAGCATCGATCTCCCGCAAGGGGCTGAAACCTCTTCTTTCCGTGCGAGTCATGGGTAGGGGAGGCTGTTTGCTGAAAAATCAAAATGCCAGCAATACCTTCGCATACCATTACCTGTGGATAACTACGATGACCTTGAACAGCGCTGTGAATAACTCCATCCAACCCCTGCGAGACCTACTGCTGATCGAACCAATCGCGGAGCAAGCAGACAGCACGCTTGACCTATCCATGCTCGACGACAAGTTCCCCAAGCGCGTCAGAGTCCTCGCCAAAGGCCCGAAGGTCGATGAATCGATCCACGTGAACGACCTTCTGCTGGTCAGCCCGTTCGCCGGCACCACGCACCGTGTGGACGGCCAGGACGTGACTTTCATCAAGGAGTCGGATATTCGGGCGGCGATCGAATGAACATTCTTGAGCACCTCGAAATCGCCGCGGCTCTGGCTGGAATGCGACGCGGTAAATCGGTGGTTCAGGCCAAAATGATGGCCGAATATCTGAGGCGCAATCCGACGGCGACTGTTGCTAGGTGGACGGGCCAAGGTTTCATCGTTGAAAAGCCAATCACTGGTGAGATTATTGATGATCCAAATCGGGCGGTGACCAAATCCACCTACTGACGCAAAAGGTCAGACTGTTGCAAAAATGGTCACAATGACGTAACGAGTTGACAACTGCCGTAAATTGTCACATCCTACGTGCAAATCCGCTCCGGAGCACGTATGGGCTTACTCACTACCAAGAGTCGTAACCACCTAGCCAGCGCGGTTTTCGGGTTGCCAGGGTCACGTAAGTTCCCGATGCCGGACCGTAGCCACGCCGCGAACGCCAAAGCTCGCGCCACGCAACAGGTCAAGGCCGGCAATCTCAGCCCGGCTGAAAAGGCCAAGATCGACGCCAAGGCGAATAAGGTGCTTGGGAAATGAGCGATCTCAAAAATCTAGCAAAGGTTGGCGCCCTCCTCGATGCGCAACCGGTCCCAACTCGGGGTCGTTGCTTGGAGCCGCGCGAATGGCGTTCCATGATAAATAGCTGGACCGAAATGGACAAACGCTATGCGGCGGAAGAAGAAAAGCTCCGCGAACAGCTTAGCGGCGATGTTCCACGTGGATTCGATTAATAATCAATAACTTGGAATTTGTGACAATGGCGGGCGCCCCAATCGGCAATCAAAACGCAGCAAAAGGCAAACTAATCACGGACCGGATTAGGAAAGCCTGCATTCAAGAGGACTTCAAGCGGGTCGATCAGGGCATCGACAAATTGTTGGATGCTTATGCTGCTGGCGAGCCTTGGGCTGTCGAGCAAATCCTGAACCGCTTTGAAGGCAAGCCTGCGCAATCGGTCGAGCTTGATGCTGAAATCCGCACACAATTGGTGCAAGCCACAACCGAGGACGAAAAGGCGTGAATACCCTTGAGCACGTTGATCCTCGCGATCGCCCTATTGTTCCATCAGAGGTTGGCCGCACCGCTTTCCGTCGCTATTCCAACTGGCGCAGCACGTTCGGTTATACCCACCCGCACATCGATAAAAACCTCATGTGCATCATGTGCAAAACCGAGGACAATGAGCCTATTCGTGATATTGCCGAACTGAAGCCGTGGACCGACTTCTTTGCGGGCAAGACCTTTGAAGGTAAGCCTGTCAAGTTTACTGCAACCCGGTGCCATGTCTGCGGTTACCCATTTTCGTTTTACTGGCCCGCATGAGTTTCTCCTTTACCGCCAAGCAACAGGAGGCCATGACTCAGCTAATCGCCTCCGACGCTACTCATCAAATGCTGTTCGGAGGCTCGCGCTCCGGCAAGACATTCTTGTTCGTGCGCATCGTAGTCATGCGCGCCATGAAAGCGCCCAAGAGCCGGCATGTCATCCTGCGCTTTCGCTTCAACGCCTGCATGGCCGCTATCGGCATGGACACCTTTCCCAAGGTGATGTTGACCTGCTTTCCCGGCATCAAGTACACGCTCGACAAGAAGAACTGGATATTCACCCTAGAAAACGGGTCAGAAGTCTGGCTTGGCGGCTTAGATGACAAGGAACGCACGGAAAAGATTCTCGGCCAAGAGTTCGCCACGATTTACCTGAACGAGTGTAGTCAAATCCCCTATAACAGCCGCAACATCGCCCTGACGCGCTTGGCCCAGGCTGTAATGCAGGAAATGGCCGGGCGCGAACCGACGCCGCTGAGAGTGCGGATGTACTACGACTGCAATCCACCGTCGAAAGCACATTGGACCTACAAACTCTTTCACGACAAGCGCGACCCGGAAAGCGGCAAGTCTCTGCCGCAGCCGGCCGATTACGCCTGGTTTCAGATCAATCCAGAAGACAACCTGCAAAACCTGACGGTGGGCTATCTCGACACGCTCAGGAACCTTTCGCCGCGGCTGCAAAAGCGATTCCTGAAGGGCGAGTTCGGGGATGCGACGCCGAATGCCTTGTTCGCCCAGGAAACGATTGACGCTTGGCGCTCCGAAAACGACAAACTACCAGACTTTGTGCGCGTGGTAGTTGCGGTCGATCCGAGCGGTTCAGGCGATTCCGATAATGCTGATAACGACGCTATCGGCATTCTGGTGGCTGCGCTTGGTACGGATGGCAATGCCTACGTGGTCGAAGACTGTACCGTCAAAGCTGGTCCTGGAACTTGGGGACGAGTCGCTGCTTCTGCCTATGAGCGCCACGCAGCCGATGTGATTGTCGGCGAAACGAACTACGGCGGTGAAATGGTCAAGTTCACCGTTCAGACTGCCGATCCGCGCGCCAACTACAAAGCTGTCACGGCAACGCGTGGCAAAGTCGTTCGCGCCGAGCCGATCAGCGCCTTGTACGACAAAGGCAAAGTCCGCCATGTCGGCCAGTTTCACCAGCTGGAAGACGAGCTCTGTGCCTTCTCGACTTTTGGCTACACCGGCCAAGCCTCCCCGAACCGGGCCGACGCCTTGATTTGGGCGCTGACGGAGCTTTTCCCGGGCGTGGTCAAACAGCCGCGTGTGGAAGCTGAAAACGACGAGGAAGAATGGTTCGCTCATGCAGGATGGATGGCATGAAAGTCCTCAAATTCGCCCGAAAAATGGAACCCGGCTGGCGCACACTCGGCAATGCAGCTCTGTGCCTGCGCGTGCCCGACTTTCTCGGGGCCGACGAACAAAAGTACATCTTCTGGCTCACCGACCTACAGGTAAAGCCCGAAAGCCGTCGCAAAGGGCTGGCAAACGCCCTGCTGCGTCAAGTTTGTTCCGAGGCTGACGAGCATGGCAAATCCCTGCTACTCATTCCGCATTCCGACGAAGGCGAGCCGACTGATGACCAGTTGAAGGCTTGGTATCACCATCACCGCTTCGCCGTGATCTAGAACACCAGTGGTCCTTTGCCCTGCCTGATGCTGCGAGGCCCGCAATGAGCGAAGCCGTTCAAGCCGCGGTGGACGACGTTGATGACGATGCCAAACAGTCAGGCAGCGAAGCCGACGACGCAATCATCGCCGACGCCAAGAAGTTCTATGCCTTGGTCGAGGAGTACGAGTCAGAGAACCGCACGAATGCGCTCACAGACAAGGAGTTCATGCGCGGGGGGGCGTATCAATGGGACCAAGCCGCGTGGGATTTGCGCCAGGTCGAGCAGCGCCCGCGCCTCACGATCAATGTCTTGCCCTCGTTCATTCAGCAGGTCACGAACGATCAGCGCCAGAACAAGACCAACATCAAGACTCACCCGGTCGCGCATGCCGACGACAAGATTAACGAAGTCGTCCAGGGCGCGATCAAGCACATCGAATACGCTTCCAACGCCGATGTGGCCTATGACCGCGCGCTCCAGTCGGCTACAGAAATCGGTTTCGGCTACTGGCGCCTGATTACGGACTACCAATCAGAGGACTCGTTCGACCAAATCATCAAGTTTTCGTCGTTCCGCAACCCGTTCATGGTGTTTTTCGACCCGCGCTCGACGGAACCGGATGGCAGCGACCAGAAGCGATGTTTGATCGCCTTGGACGTGCCGAAAGAGGAATTCGAGGCCGAATATCCCGACGCGCAGACCACTACTGACTTGTTCCCAAGCGGAACAGGCCTGGACGCCGGCTGGATCAACAAGGATAGCGTTCGCGTCGCTGAGTTTTACCGGATCGAAGAGGAGCAAGAAGACCTGTACCTGATGCCCGATGGGAAAACCCTGTGGGGCAGCGAAATTGACCAGCTTTTCGCCTCTCCGATGGCGGTCCAACTGCCCTTCAAAAAGGCTGACTTGAAGTGCCGCAAGTCCTCGCATCGCAAGGTCATGTGGTACAAGCTCACCGCTGCCGAGATTCTGGACCGGGCTGAGATCAAGTCGTATTGGATTCCCGTATTTCCGGTCTGGGGCACGGAAATCGACGTGAATGGCAAAGTGGACCGCCGCGGCATGATTCGGGACGCAAAAGACCCGGCCAAAATGTACAACGTGACCATGAGCGCCGCGACCGAGGAAATCGCTTCCCGGTCGAAAGCGCCTTGGATCGGTGCGGTCGGGCAGTTTGAGGGCCAGGAAAAGAAGTGGCGCCAAGCCAATCGACGCAATTTCCCGTATTTGGAATACGTCCCGAAAACGGTCGACGGACAGCTTGCGCCGCCCCCTCAGAGACAAGCCGGTGCCGAAATCCCCGCAGGTTTCCTCACGATGGCCGGTCACGCCCGCGACGACATCAAAGCCACGACCGGCATATTCGACGCTTCCCTAGGGGCGCAGGGCAACGAAACCAGCGGCAAGGCGATCAACGCCCGCAAGAATCAGGGCGAAAAGGCCAACTTCCACTACTCTGACAACCTATTTCGTACTCAGCGACACTGTGCCCGCGTCATGCTGAAAATGTTCCCGAATTACTACGACGCGACCCGCACGATCAAGATGCTGAAAGAGGATGGCACGGTCAAATCAGCCGTCATCAATCAGCCTACCCCAGAAGGACAGGCTCCGATCGATCCCGAAACCGGCGCGGTCCAAACGGTGTTGAATGATGTAACGGTGGCTGAGTTCGATGTAACCTGTGACTCCGGACCCTCTTACTCGACGCAGCGCCTAGAGGCTCAGGACGCGATGGTGCAACTCGCGCAAGGCAACCCGAAAATCATGGACGTAGCCGGCGACATTGTGCTGTCCGGCTTCGACTTCAAGGGTGCTGACAAACTCGGCGAGCGGTACAAATACGCCCTGATTCCGCCTGTCCAGCAGGCTCTTGCCAGCGATGTGCCGGACTCGCCTGAAGTGGCCTCAGTCAAACAGGCTGCCGGCGCGCAGATCAACACGCTCAATCAGCACCTGCAAGGGGCGGTCCAAGGCATTCAAGAGCGAGACAAGGCGCTTGCCGACCTTCAGCAAAAGCTGAACGAATCGAAACTCAGCACCGAAAAAGAACAGATTAAACAGCAGGCCGAGAACCAGCGCGCTCAGCTTCAGCAGGAAATGGAAAACCAGCGCATTGCCTTCCAAGAGCAGTTGATCGAGCAGCGCCGGGCTTTCGAGGACACCACCAACCTAAAGCTCGCGGAAATCCGGGCAGATGCCCAGCGCGATGTCGCCCAAATCAATGGTTCCGTGCAGATGATTTTGAAGGCACTGGAACCGCCGCCCGCAGCGGCAGCAGAGTTAGATAAACCGAACCCGACCTGACGGCTTCAGGGCTAGCAAAGGAACGACCATGAGTGACGTACAAGCAGAAACCGTAATCGAAACGCCGGCACCCGCGCCGAACGCGGAGCAAGCACCCCCGGAGACCGCTGCCGAGGAAACTGCTGCGCCCATTGAGGGCGAAACCGAAGGCGAGGAAAAACCGGAACGAACCTTTACCCAAGCCGAGCTTGACAAGATCGTTCAACGGGAAAAAGCATCCGCACATCGCAGGGCTGAAAGACTTGCACGCGCCGAAGTTGAACGCGACCACTACCGCAGTCAGGTCGAGCAACAGCGTGCGCCCCAAGTCCAAGCCCAGGGCGAGCCGCAACCGAAAGACTTCAAGACGTGGGAAGAATACAACGCCGCCGTAGTCGATTACAAAGTGAATCAGCGGTTTGATTCGCTTCAGCGCGAAACTTCTGCAAAGCAGCAGGAACGCGCAGCGACAGAATATGCGGATCGCGTTCGCACCAACCTACAGACCTTTGCACGCGAACACCCTGATTTCGAGGACGTAGCTTTGTCTCCTGACCTACCCATAACCCCGCCTATGGCAGCAGCTATTGCGGAGTCGGATAAGTCGGGACAGATTGCCTACTACCTGGGCCAAAACCCGGACGAAGCCGAGCGTATCTCTCGACTCCCTCCGACTCGTCAGGCCGCTGCAATCGTCAATCTGGAGTCCAAGTTTGAGGCCGCGCCGAATAAGCAAACCACCGCACCGGCACCGGCAAAACCCGTAGCAGCAGGCAGTACGTCCACGTCGCTAAAAAACCTATCCGCCGAGCAGATTGCAAAAATGCCGATGGACAAGTACATGGCGATGCGCGCCAAAGAGGGCGCAAAGTGGGCGAAACGGAGTTAAACCTATGCCGGTGGTAACCCTCAAAGGACACCACCATGGCAACGAATTCCCTTGCAGTATGTACCATCGTAGCAAAGGAAGCGCTGGCGATCATCAAGAACACCATCGCTTTTGCAAAAAATGTGAACCGAGATTATGAGTCGGAGTTCGAGAGCAATCAATCACGCGGTTACAGTCCCGGCAACACGGTCAACATCAAGTTGCCGCCGCGTTTCCAGTACCGTGCCGGCCGAGTAGCTTCGCCCCAGGCGGTAACCGAAACCACCATTCCCTTGGTCGTTTCGCAGGGCGGTTGCGACCTCGGCTTTACCGGGTTCGAGCAGACGCTGAGCCTGCAACAACGCGAAAAGAAGATCATGGCCGCAGTTGCGACTGTGGTAAACGAAATCGACCGCCAAGGGCTGGATATGGTGCGGAAAAGCGTTTACAACAGCGTCGGCACCGTGGGTTCGCTGCCGACTACGCAGGCGAACGCGCTCAATACCATCCTGACAGCACAGCAAAAACTGGATGAAAACGGCGCTCCGCGTGACATGAACCGGGCGTTCTGCGTTAACCCGGCCATGAATGCGGCACTGGTTCAAGGCTTGGCGGGCTTGTTCAACAACCAGAAGAACATCAGTGACCAGTACACCAAAGGCATGATGGTGGAAGGCATCGGTGCCAACTGGATGATGGACCAGAACGTCACGGCCCAGACCAACGGCACGGCGGCTGTCAGCAATATCAACGGCTCCAACCAAACCGGCGCGACCATCACGGTCAACGCCATCACCGGCACCTTGAAGCAAGGCCAACTCATCACGCTTCCCGGCGTGAACTCGGTAAACCCGCAATCCCGCGCGGATACCGGCTCGCTTCAGGGGTTTGTGGTGACGGCGGATACGGTAACCGGCGCAACGTCGATTCCGATTTCACCGGCTATCGTGACTTCGGGAGCGTTCCAGAACGTGACCGCTTCGCCGACCTCCGGTTCGCCATGGGTATTGATCGGTACTGCTTCCGCAGTGATCGATCAGAACGTGGTCTTCCACGAGGACGCTTTCACCTTGGCGATGGTCCCGATGGCCGAGCCTCCTCCCGGTGCGGGCGCAGTCTGCAAGCAAATGTCCGACGACGGCTTTACCGTCAAGGTCACGCAATACTACGACGGCACCAACGATCAGTTGAACATGCGTCTTGACGTGCTGTTCGGCTGGCTGGCGACGTATCCGCAGTTTGCTTGCAAAATCTTGAAGTAAAGGAGACGACAATGTATGTAACTCTAACCCGCCCGTATCTGGGCAATCTGTCCGGTACTACCATCGCCGTTCCCGACGATGTAGGTACTGCCATGACCACGCAGGGTCTCGCTACTGCGGCCACCGGCCAACCGGCTGGCACTTACACGGAAAGCCTTTATGCACAACTCGCTCCCGCAACGCTGGGGGGCAATAGTGCATCCGTGAATGGCCAGTTTTTGGCGCCTCCGACCAATATCGAATGTCCCGCGATTTTGCCGAATGGCCCGATCCTCGCGTTCGCATCGTTGGGCACCAATACCACGTTGGTATCGGGTACGCTGTATCGCGCCGAAATTTGGGTGCCGACGACTTCCGTTTGGAAGGGAATCGGTGTTCTTAACGGCGCTACGGTAGGAACCAATAACGGATTGGTCGCGCTGTACGACACCACCGGGGCTTTGATTGGCAACTCCGCAGTAGCCGGCGCGGTGACGGTGGGCGCGAACTCGTTCCAAAACCGTGATTTCCTCGCCAAGACACTGTTGGTACGTGGGCGGTATTTCATTGCCTACCAAGCCAACGGCACTACGGACACTCTCCGCACCTGGGCGGCGGCGAACGGCGGCAACCAAATGACGGCCAGCTCGACCGGCACGTTTGGAACCCTGCCGAACTTCACGCCTCCGACCACCTTCACGGCGGACGTGGGCCCTATCGGCTGGCTGTACCAGTAAAAAATCATGCCGACTCCTATCGTAGCCCAAGATCTCCTCAATTCCGCCGCGCAACTGTGCGGCTTTCTGGAAGACGGGGAGACTTTGACTCCGCAGGAGTCGGCTGACGGCTTACTGCGTTTGCAAGACTTGATTGAAGACTGGCTCAATCAGGATTTCATGATTTTCAGCCACGTCAATTACACGTTCAACATGAGCGCGAACGTTGGGGTGTATACGCTTGGTATCGGTGGCACTTTCAACATCGCGGCTCGCCCGCTCGCTATTCGCAGCGGCTATACCAGTTTGAACGGCGTCGATTACCCTCTCTTGGCTATCGGCAATGCCGAGTACAACACCATCGCGATCAAAAGTCTTACAGGCTCATGGCCCCTCGTGGTCGGTTCGGATGACGGTTTCCCGCTAATCAGTCTCGAATTCTGGCCGTTGCCTGCGCAGAACATGACGGTCACACTCAATTTTGATGTGCCGATCACGTCGCCGGTCAATTTGTCCGATTCGCTATCGTATCCCCCTGGATACGCCAAAGCACTTCGTTATGCCCTTGCGGTCGAACTCGGCGAAGAATTCAAGACGCCTGTATCTGATCGTGTGCAGAAAATCGCCAATGAAACGATGGGGAATATCAAGGTCGGAAACTTCCCCGACGACGTTCTCGAATTTGGTACGGAATGGTCCACTACGCCGCAGTGGCAGAACTGGCAAATCCTGTGAGACTGCCACTCGGTGTAACCCTCGAAAGCCGCGACGGCACACTCGCCAAGGATGCCTTGGTGCGCAATGCCTTTGTCGAGACACAGGGAAACCCGCCGACGAAAGTTTTTGCGCGTCTACGCCCCGGCCTTAGCAAAACCGGCCTGATCCGATCCGGAATCGCTCAAATGCTGGCCTATTGGGCTGGTCAACCGACGTCGGTAATCGGGGATGTTTTGAGTATTGGCCTCGTTTCATCGTACACCAATGTGACGACTTGGAATCCGTCTGATAAGTCAGCGAATGTCACGCTTTCTAACGGAAACTTGACGGCTCGGTGTGTCACGTCTGGAAACGTCCGCAGCATCGCGCAAGTGCAAACCGCGTGGCTTTGGCAGGGGAAAATCACCGCTGGCGTGACCTCCTTTGGCGCCTACCTATTGTGTTTCGGCCTGCAAGACGGTGCCGCAGCACTCACGTCGCCCATCGGCACCACAGCAAATTCGGTCGGCTATAACGCAAACGGCACGATCAGCAAAAACAACGTTGTGCAGACCAGCGGTGCTCCGGTGTTGGTCTTGAACGATGTCTTCAGCGTGTTGTGGAATCCCGCCGCGTCCACAGTCTCGTTCTATGTAAATGGCACTCTTGCCTACACCGTAACCGGCGTAACGATGCCAACAGGCGGCTGGTATGCGGCGGTCGGATCGCAAAACAACGTCAGCGCGGACACTACGGTTCTGTGCAACTTCGGCGCGACGGCGTTCACCTATACCCCTGGCGTAGTGACGACGAACCTATCTCCCACTACGGCGAGTCTTCCGTTTTCCGCGCAGGACAACGGAGCCAATGCGCCCAATCCACAGTTGATGATCAAGAATGCCTCGCAGGCGTGGACTGTTTCTGCCGCTGGTGTGCCGACACTGATTACCGACGTAGACTATCCGGGGACTTACACGGTCACGCTAACATCATTGACCCGTTCCGGCACGACTGCCACGGCTACTACTCCATCCAATACGAATTTCCAAGTCGGCAGCACCGTAACGATTGCCGGTGCGACGCCAAGTGCTTACAACGGTGCGCAAGTCATTACCGCCGTGACGCCATCCACGAATCTTGTCGGCGCCGGCATTGCCATCGGCATCACCCGCAGCGGCACCACCGCGACTGCTACCACCTTGACGCAGCCACACGGCTTCATCAACGGCCAAGTGGTCCCGATCAGCGGTGCCACGCAGCCCGAATACAACGGCAATTTCACGATCACATGGATTAGCGCGACCCAATTCAGCTTCACTGTGACCGTGACAGGGACCGATCAGACCACGGCCACGTATGCGCAGGTCACGAGTCCAGCAACGGGCGCGCCGATTATCGCCGGCAACGTCATCACGCTTCCGCAGGTCAACAACAACGCAGGTACGGACCGGACAGCCTTTGTCGCGACGCTGGCGAACCCCGTAACCTACGCTCCTATCAACGGCCAGACCGTGACATTTTCCGGCATTGGCAACGGGTTTGACGGCTCCTATACGGTGGCAGGTGCGACCGCGACAGGATTCACCTTCACCGTGGCCGGGTTTACCAGTTTCCTGTCGTTTAGCGGGCAAGCTTCGATTGTGGCGCCTACGATCACAAGCCTCACCGCGGTGGCGACTGTGGCAACGGCGACAACGGGCGCCGCGCACAATTTTCTCTCTGGGCGTTCCGTCACGATTTCCGGGGCAACTCAGCCGCAATACAACGGGACATTCATTATCACCGTGATAGGTGCAACCACCTTCACCTATCCTGTGCCGTTGGTGGCGTCCTCGTTGACGACAGTTTCATCGCCCGCCACACCAGCCACCGGAACGATCATCGCTGGCGTTCCCGGTACGGTTACAGGCGCCTCGTTCACCTTCACGATTGCCGGCAGTCCAGCTACACCCGCCACGGGCACGATTACCGCAACTGGCGGCCGCAACACCGTCCCCGGTATAGCCTATCTTGACGGCTATTTCAACGTGATGGACGTGAACGGGGTTGTCTATTCCTCCGACCTCGACAATCCCTCCTCGTGGGGCGCATTGAACTATCAGACCGCGCAGAACGAGCCTGGCGCCGGGGTTGCCATCGCCAAGAATGAGGCGTACGTGGTCGCGTTCAAGTAATGGTCCACCGAGTTTTTCTACGACGCGAAAAATCCTGTCGATTCGCCATTGTCTCCAGTTCCAAACGGCTTTACCAAAATTGGATGCGCCTCAGGCTTTTCGGTGGTGAGCGCAGTGTTAGAGACAGAAACGAGCGCGGTAGTGGACTGCCTGTACTGGATCGGTCAAACCAAGCAACGCGGCCGGGGTGTGTTCGTCCAGACTGGCTTGCAGCAACAGCGCGTCTCGACACCTGACGTGGACCGCATCCTAAACGCTGATTCTCTCGCTACAGTAAACGCCTACGGCATCAATCTCGACGGCCATCCGTGCTATGTCCTGACGCTGGAAAACACGGGCATTACGATGGTCTACGACACCGAAAGCCATACTTGGTGCCAGTGGACCAGTTTGACACTCGGGACGCCAGTAAACGTCTCCACCATCACGCGCGCCGGTCAAGTTGCGACTGTCACCACCGCAGCTCCGCATGGTTTGAACGATGGCGAGCCTGTCACGATTGCCGGCGCGAATCAGAGCCAATACAACGGCATTTTCCAGATTTCAAATATCTCGACCACGCAATTTTCCTACGTGGTCACAGGCTCTCCCGCGACTCCCGCGACAGGAACAATCACCAGTACAGGTTACACCGAAACCTATTTCAAATTCACCAAGTACGCCGACTGCGCTGGAGTGGCGAATCTGCTCCATGAGACGGACGGAAACCTGTACGCCATGAATAGCGCGCTTTACCAGGACGCCGGCATTCCTATCGACTGTTTCATCCGGACGAGTCGTATAGATACCGGCTCGACAGAACGCAAATCGTGCCCCAATCTCATGCTAATTGGGACTAAAATTAGCGCAACTGCGGCGCTGCGTTGGTCGGATGATGACAGCACGACTTTCACGAAATATCGCTCTGTCGATTTAAGTCAACCACGTCCGATGCTGCGCCGTAACGGAGCTTTTCGCAGACGTTCTTTTGAAGTCAAATATGTGGCTAACGCGCCGCTGATTCTGGAAGCCTTGGAAATTGGAGAATGAAATGAACTGGAACCCTGTTAGCTTTGCTCCGCGTGGCAACACTACGCTTCCTGATGCCAGTGGCCCGCAGTCACTCAATAGCCTGCTGAACTTCTTTCGCGCGTCTGGTGCTGGAGGTCTAGGCGGAAGTGGCGACGCGCAGACCGGCCTGAATTGGGCGAGCAATTTCCTCGGCCAGCAGAACCAAGAGGCTGACCGGCAGAAACTGCTGTCCATCATGGCGCAGCGCCAAAATCAGAATGGCTATTTCCCGGATCAGCCGATGAACCTACCGCCCGCTGCAAGACCGCAGCCGCAGTCGTTTGCTCCGCTGCCTCAAAATGGCCCGCAAGGCGCAATGCCGCAATCGGCAATGATGCCCAGCAACGCTCCGCAAACCGGATATGCGCCACAGGGCAATTCTCTGCTTGCCATGCTGCACCGTTCGACCACGCTATAGGGGAATGTGATGCCCTACGATCCTACCGGCGCAACCAACGCGCTACGCGGCATGATCCAAACGCCAGGTTCCTATCAGGGATCGCCGGGATTTCAGTTCGCCTATGATCGCGGTCTTCAGGCCACGCAACGCGCCGATGCGACCTCTCGTGGCAGCGGGAACGCCTTGGCCGATTTGGTCAACACTGGAACTGGGCTGGCCGCGCAGGATTACAACCAAAACCTGCAAACCCTCGGCGGTATCTCTGCGCAGCAACAGGGAGCCAGCGTTGCGCAACAGGGAGCCGATACGCAGGCTCAGCAGGTCGCGGATCAGTACAAACTCGGCGCGGGTGGCTTGGCGAACCAGCGGTATCAGACCGACGTGAATTACGGGCTTGGCGTGGGTGGTCTTGCGAATCAGCGTTATCAAACGAATGTCAACTACGACCTTGGCCTAGGTGGACTGGAAAATCAGCGCACGCAAATCGGCAACAACTTCCAAAACGACTGGTGGCAGGCGCAACTCGGCCAAGGTCGCAACGCCAACGACGCAGCCAACATCGCCAACACTTACAATCTCGGCGCGGGGCGAAACGCCATCGACTGGTACAACGCCGGCACGAATCGCGGCAGTGCTGCGGCCAATATCGGCGCAAACAACACCCGCAACGATCAAAATTGGTGGAACACGCTTAACCCGGGGCATCCATAATGGCTAGATACTCCCCCAACGACGACAACGCGCTCCGCAGACTGCTTGCTCTGGCGGGCGGTCAAGACACGTCATCCGATGGCAATCTTGTCATGTCGGTGGGCGGTCCGCAGGAAATGGTTTCGCCGCAAGTGTTGGCGCAGATACAGCAAATTGCGAAAGAGCAGCCGGGGCAATCGAGAAATGCGCTCGCAGCCGCAATTCGTCCACCGCAACCTGCTCCGCAACCGCAGTACGTTGCCCCGCAGGCGCCAACTGCGCAAGCTACGCCTGAATTTCTAGGTGACGTTGCCCGCGCAGCGCAAAGCGGCCCCTACTTGACCGACGATTGGCACCGCCTAAACGAAGGGCTGAAACCCACCGGCTTCCGCGATCTTGGCCCTGCTGGCATGACGATGCAAGACCAAATCGAATTCGACCGCCTCAACGACTGGCATCGTTTGAATGAAGGGCTTGGTCATGCCGAATCTCGCGCCGACGCGATGAAGCGCATGGCAGAAGCGCAAGGCATCGGCCTCGGCAACGAAAAGACCGTCGCTGAAATTGCTGGCACCAAAGCGCGTACAGCTTCGGAAATTGCCAATATGGAAACTCCGGCGATGAAGTTGCAAAAAGAGCAGGATGCGCACGCAGTTGCGATGGAACATCTTCGCGCTTCGCAAATTCAAAATCCTGCGATGCCTACCGGCAGTCTGGGAGCTACCGGCCCGGATGTATTGACCTCCCTTGATCCCGGTACTGCCGGCCTGGTCAAAGCCTACGCAGAGGGCAGAATGGCCTTCCCGGGCGGTGCTGCGATGCGCTCGCCACGGATGATGCAATTGCTCAGTCTCGTCTCGCAATACGATCCCACTTTCGACGCGACCGACTTCAATGCCCGTAATAAAACCGTGGCGGATTTTAGTACGGGTGGCAAGTCGGGCCAGAAAGTGCAGGCCATCAATCAGGCATTGCACCACGCGGGACAACTTTCCGATGCTATCGACGCGCTCGACAATTCCAATGTTTTGCCGGGAATCGTCAACGCTCCCGTAAATTGGGCCGAACAAAAACTCTTGGGCGATACCCGCATGGGCGTGTACAAGGAAAAAGCCGATGCTCTGGCAGCGGAACTGCGAAAGGTCTACTCCGGCGCAGGGGGTGGTTCCTTGCAGGAGCTGAATGCGTGGCAAAGCAATTTCGATCCCAACGCGGGCAAGGATCAGCAGAAAGCCTACCTGCAAGGCGGAATGCAACTGCTCCAAGGTGCGATCAATTCGCTTGCGGACAACTACGCTCGAGGTATGGGGCCGAAAGCTGACTTCTCGAAACTGATCAGCCCGCAAGCGCAGGCCGATTTGGCGAAAGTGATGGGAACGCCGGCAACTACTGCGGCACCAGCAGGGAGCAGCCCGATTCAACTGGATACACCGCCAGCCGCCTCCAAATATCCCGGCAAAGTCATGACTACGCCGGACGGAACGAAGTACAAGTCCGATGGTAAAAATTGGGTGAGGTTCTAATGCCTTTCACGATCAGCGATGGCGATCCGGTGGCCTCTCAAGGCGATCTTGTTGCGCCCAAATCCAGCAAATTCACCATTTCGGACGATGTTCCTGCGCCGAAGAAAATCGACACCTCCGAACCGCCCACATGGCTGGAGAACCAAATTGCCAAATTTGCGCCAAGTTCTGCGGTGCTTCCGAATGTACGCGGTTCTGCGATTGGGCGGCTCGCGATGGGCGCGGCTGATCCTGGTACTGCGATTGTTCAACTAGCTGCCAATGCCATCGGCCAAGGGGAGGCGGTCAATAAGGGCATTCAGGAACGGGAACAAGAGTACCAGCAAGCCCGTACGGATGCGGGCAGTACCGGATTCGATCCCGCTCGCCTCGTGGGGAACGTTGGAATTAGCCTTCTGGCGCCCACGGGAGCCGCCGCCACGGGCCTCGGAGCGGTTGGCAAGGGGATTCTGCAAGGCGGAGCCTTTGCGGCGGCTGAGCCCGTTAATAACGGCGCCGAAAACTTCTGGAAAGACAAGGCCAAACAGGTGGCGACCGGTGCCGCAGTTGGCGGATTTGCCGCGCCTGTTGCCGGCGCGATTGCCCGCGTCATTTCCCCCAATGCCAGCATCAACCGGGAATTGCAGCTTTTGCGCGAGGAGGGCGTGAAACCGACCGCCGCGCAGGCTCTGGGCGGCTGGGCGAACAAACTCGAGGAAAAGGCGCAATCCCTTCCCTTGGCTGGCGATTTTATAGCCAACGCTCGCCAACGTGCTGCCGACGAATTCCAGCAGGCCGCTGTAAACCGCGCTGCGGAACCTATTGGCGCAACGGTATCGACTTCCGGGCGTGATGCGGTGAACGACCTACAGGGCGCGCTCAGTCAGTCCTACGACAAAGTCATCCCCAAACTGGCAACTGATATCACAGATCCCAATTTCGTGAGTAAATTGGCGAACATCCGGCAAATGGTGCAAGCCCTTCCGCAACGAGAAGCCGATACTTTCGACTCGGTGCTGTCGCGCGAAATCGACGGTCGCGTTGCGCCCAATGGTGTGCTATCTGGTCAAAACCTGAAAGACGCTTGGAATGCACTGAGAGATGCAGGGCAACAATTCTCGAAAAGTCCCGATGCGTACCAGCAAAATTTAGGGCAGGCGTTCAAACAAACATTTCAGGAATTGAAGGACCAAGTCGTACGCACCAATCCGGCCGATGTCGTAAACGACCTGAAAAACACGGACTTCGCGTATGCCAATTTCAAGCGCATTCAGCGCGCGGCGGCGGCCCTTGGGGCTGAGGGAGGAGAGTTCACGCCTGCACAACTGCAAAACGCGGTGAAGGCTTTGGACCGCTCGAAAGACAAAGGCGCCTTTGCGCGCGGCGATGCGCTTATGCAAGACCTGTCCGAAGCGGGCAAAAATATCCTGTCGCCGAAATATCCTGACTCGGGAACTGCGGGCCGTGTGATGGCGTTGACTCCTACGGGGCTTGGCGTCGGCGCAGCCGCAGCAATTCCCGCCGCAGTCGGGTATACGCAGCCCATGCAAAACCTGCTAGCTGCTATCGTGTCGAAACGGCCTGAGGCTGCCCCGCAAATTGCCAACGCCCTGCGCCGCATCATGCCGGCAATTACCGCAGGCAGTACCTACGGAGTTTTGCAGCGATGAATGACGAGCTTTGGCGCATTATCGGCGGTGTGATCATCCTCGCGTTGATTGAAGCCTTCAAACCGCAGATCATGAAATTCATGCACAAAATCGGCTACAGGGATTGGAAATGAGCCTCCAGCAACCCCCCAAATCCGGCGTGCCTCCCTTCGACCGATGGATAACGGTCCTATGGCAGTACGTCACCTCCCTGCCAACGACTACTACGGCCACCAGCACAGCCGATCACGCCCTGTTGCAAAACCTGAATAGTGCGAACTATACTCATGTCACGCTTTCGAATGCTTCCACCTTGACCAAGGGCAGCGATGCGTCTGCGCTGCATTACCACTCCACCGACCGCAATCGCGCAAACCACACCGGCGCGCAATTGGCCTCTACCATTTCCGACTTTGCTGCCGCAGTGCAGGCGGCTTCGTCCTCTACCTCTAACGGCGCAGTTTTGGCCTTCGCGGCGGCACAGGGATGATTCGCCTCGACGCCATCACGCGCAAGATTGAAGTGGTTTTGGCGGGCGCCAAGACGACGAACGACTGCAATTGCCTTGTCAGCTATGCGGATGCAACCAGTACCTCCTATTCCGGTGCAGAGCAAACCGCCAATTCCAACGGTGCGACACCAGTCACGATTTGCTCCGCGCCTGCTGCCGGCCCGATCCGCACCATTGACGCAATCAACGTCTACAACGCCGATACCGTCACCAGCACGGTGACGATTCGCTATAACGACAACGCGACTGTCTATCCGATCATCAAGGCGGCATTGCTCACCGGAGAGTCGCTGAGCTATACGCATGGTTCCGGCTGGTGTGCCTTGGACGCGAACGGCAATCGGAAAGAAGTCACGGCTTCAATCTTCTCCTCGATTACCGTCAATGGGGCCGCCACGGTAAAGACGCTGATCGACACCGCAGTGACCGTGGCCTACTCGGCTTCGATGACTTTCGACGCATCAACAGGCGATCTATTCGAGTTCACGGCGACGGACGGCAACGCTTTTACCATCAATGCGCCGACGAATCCAACGAGCGGACAAGTTATTACCCTGACGGTTCGCAATACATCCGGTGGAGCTTTAGGTGCAGCGACTTTCAATGCTGTTTTCAAGCAAGCCACTTGGACAAGCCCGGCGACCGCCAATAGCCGCAGTATCACCTGGAAGTACAATGGCACCAACTGGATTGAGATTTCCCGCACTACGACCGACATCCCCAACTAGGAGTTACCATGTCCTGCATCCCCCAATACGCACAAACCCTCACCATTAGCGCCACTACTGCGGCGGGTGGGGTTGTAACTCAATTTGCCGTAGCGTTGAAATGCGGCACGCAGTTAGAAGTCACTAACAACGGAACCGACATTGTTTACATGCAGTGCGGTATTTCGACTGTACAAGCATCGTCTTCAGCGACGGTAGGGGACTATCCGGTAGCGCCCGGTCAGTGCAAAATCTGGACGCCGATTAACGTTCAAACGCCCGCTAATCAGCTTACACACATCGCCATCATAGCCTTGACCGGAACCCAACAAGTACTTGTCACGCCGCTGGCGCAAGGGGAATAGTCATGCTCAAAGCAACATCAGGGGCGCGAACCGGAGGAGGCTTTCCGGGCGCGTTTACCAGCCTTACGGCTACGGGCCTATTCACACAAAACGGAGAAGACAACCTAACCGCTCATGCGGGAGGAACGCAGGCCGCTGCACTGGCTCTATCCGCAACTGCCAACGCTCACCGCATTACCGTTTGTGCTACTGCGGGTGACTCGGTAAAACTCCCCGCAGCTTTAGTCTCGCAATGGCACTACATCCGAAACGACGGGGCTGCGGCTTGTCAGGTATTTGGACAGGCTACGGAAACGATCAATGGTGTAGCGAGTGCGACAGGTGTAACTCTTTTCCCGGGACAAGGTAAGTTTTTTATCTGCACCACAGCGGCGAAGTGGACAACGAATGAAACCAATGCACCGGTGCTGATTGGCAAATCAGCCATTCCGTTTATCAGCATTTCAACAGGCTCAATTGCGGCTAATGGTGCATTGACTGGAATCACTGCGCTGCCCCGTACGATAGCTGCCGCATGGATTGATCTGCCGGCCAATGCTGTAGCCACGGTTGCTACGGCTGGATTTCGATATTGCACATTTTCGGGAACCACTACGGGAACCGTTTTTCTCGATCAACCCACGTCCCTAACCTCCCCTCCGCCAACAAGCCCTACTGCTGTAACGGATGGAAAGGGTGCGTATGTGGGGATCACATCGGAGGAATTCGTCCCAGGTCTTACGGTGCCTGCAAATTCAATCGGCATTACAGGCGCTTTGCGCTATTACTCGTTATGGTCTTGCAATAACAATGCCAACGTAAAAACCGTCAGAACCCGCTTCAGTGGTAATGCTGGCACTATTTTTATGCAACAAGCTGTCACTAGCCAAATGTCATTTTCGTTTTTAAGTGAAATTAGAAACGTGTCTGCCACCAATTCACAAGTGGGGCCAGCCCTGACTAATAACGGTGGATTTGGCGTTATAGGCGCAAACGTGGTGACGGCCGCAGTAGATACGACAGCCGTAACCACATTAGTTCACACCCTGCAAAAAGCAACCGCAACCGATAACATCATTCTGGAAGCCGCAACAAACGAATTGCTGGTTTAGAAGACAGATGAAATACCTATTGATCCTTCTGCTTCTTTCCGGCTGCTCTAGCCTAGATGTTATTTTCAAAGGACCGAAAGCGAGAATGGCTGACGCAGTGGACGTTCTAACTTCACCCGCGATGGATGCCGCGATCAAAGCAGCCACTAAATAAAGGAGCCACCATGCTAGACCAACTCCGCGCCCTCGTGGCGCAAGCCCAGAAGCATCTTGATGAACTGAAGGCCCTGCTGGCTTTCATGGAGTCGCAGCAACCTTCGGTAACGCCAGAAACACAAAGTGGCGATCCTGTCGGCCAAGGGGGTGGCCCCGGAGGCGAACCCCCGCCCCCTCCCGACCCGTAACATGCGCGCTATAGCCATTCTGCTGATGGTCGGTGTATTCCTGCGCCACTACAGCGGATGGCTATTCGCCGGATTTCTCGATATCAGCCGGTCTGTGTGGTTCTACATTTTCGGCGGCTTGTGGGAAGTGACGCTTTGCGCGTGCCTGCTGTCGATATTTTGGGGCTTGCCTCGTGGGCGCTGGCGCAATATTGGTATCGCAGCGATGCTGGTCGGTATCATCGAAGCCGCGCAAATGCCGACCTGTGCTTTGATCGTGCGGGATATGTCCCTGGTGCCGCGCGGTTCCAACCTGTGCGACTTTGCCGCAGGCTTTCCGGTCGGCCCTCCTATCCTCGCTTTTTGCATCGTGATTGCTCTCGGCGCTCTCTTGGGAAAACAAAAATGACCGAACCGCCCGATATTGTCAGCGTCCTGCTCGCATTGTTTGCAGGCTTTTTTGCGACGCAGGACATGGCGCAGGCCATCGTGCCTTATATGGCGATCATCCTTGCAGCTCTTGCCGGCGCCGGGATCTCGCTATCCCACGGCGGTGGCGAGAAAATGCCGATGCTGGCGGGGCTATGGTATGTCGGTGTCAGAGTCCTACTAGCCGTCACGATCACGATATGGCTGGCCGACTGGCTGAATAGCTTCGTCCCCACGATGCAACCCCGCAAAACGATGGTGCCGATTGCTCTCTTAATCGGCTGCGTCCGAGATTGGGAAAGCGTTCGCCGATTCATTTTCCGATTACTCCGCAGAGAGGTAGAAAGCAAAGTGCCCCCAAATGAATGAACCACTGATTTCCGCTATCAACTTCGCCGTCTGCATCGTCGCTTGGTATTCCTGCGTCTGCCGGCTACTGGAAATGCGCGGCGAGCGCGTCAAAAATATGGTACGGTACCAATACATAACGTGGTTCGTCCTGCTGCCGGCGAGCGGGTTTAGCTGGTGCTATGGGGAGCCTGCCACGTTGGTGCAGTTGCTGCTGTCGATCGGCGGGGCTGGATACATTTTCATGGGATACGGCGCTTGGCGGCAAGGGGTGCCATCCTACGCGCTGAAACAGGAGAACAGTTGATTACGGTCGATGAATATCTAACCCAGCACACGGCCCAAATTCCGCCAGAAATCCCTGCCGAAGTTCGCGCTAATGCGGAAATCCTGCTGCCGAAGGTCTTGGCACTCCTTGCCGATCCTGAGTGCCCGTTGCCTGATGGTGGGCTGCGCTCCGGCTATCGACCGGCTTGGTACAATAAAACGGTTCCAACCGCTGCCCCGAATTCCAAGCACATGACAGGCCAAGCCATCGACCTGAACGATGATGACGGCCTATTGGACAATTGGCTTACAGACGAAATTCTGCAACAATATGACTTGTGGCGAGAGCATCCGGCCTCGACGAAAAGCTGGTGCCATCTACAGTGCGTGCCGCCCAAGTCCGGCAATCGCACGTTTTACCCATAGGAGACGCACAATGACCATCCAAACCAGCAACGGCAACATCGAAGCCAACCCACCCGGTGATAAAATCCATGTCATCAACGGTACACAGTTCGTCGTCAAGGTGCGCATCATCGGCGGCGATCCTTACTTGGTGGTTGGCTGGAATCACGGCTCCGGGTGGAGCGAAGGAGTATTTGCCATGAACGATCCGCTACCGCCTGCCGGCGATGCTCATGCAATCCTGGCAGGCGCTTTGCCCGCAATCAACAGTATCATCGCTGCAAATGCTGGTGGCGGTCCTGCACCGGCCGATCTGCCGCACCAGATGGACGCGCTGATTCAGACCCTGCATGTGGTTAACAATCAACTTTCACTGTGAGGCAACTATGCCAAGTCATTCTTTCGACTGGACCTGTCAAGATCGCAGCAAGCAATGGCGACTCGCTGAAAAGCAGGTAGCAGCCAAATTCCCGAACCTAATGCGCGGTTCAAGCGGCTGGCATCGCGCAGTTGAAAATCGCTATATCCGACTCCACTAAGGACAATCAAAATGATCACACCCACAATTGGCCGCGTAGTTTGGTTTTACCCCACTGGCGTGAGCCATGAAGCGCAACCGTTGCCCGCGTTGATTTGTCGTGTCTGGAACGATAGCATGATCAACGTCGGCGGCTTTGATGGCGATGGCAAGCCCTTCGCAGCGACCAGCGTGTTTTTGAACCACGATGGTTATGGCAATCCGGGCGGCGGTCCGTGGGCCACGTGGATGCCGTACCAAAAAGGCCAAGCCGCGAAAACGGAAGCTGTCGAAGCCAAACTTGCTGAATCGGGTGCTGCATGAAAACCATCCTGCTAGCCTGTATTGCCCTGTGCCTGACCGCCTGCGGCTCCCTAGTCACTACCGATCAACTCACCGCTGCCGCAGCCTCCAAGAACCGCATGGCGTCTCTGTGCGTGAAGGGGAACCCTTCTGTGTTGGGGGGTATCAGTGCTCTGGTCTATTCCAGCGTGGATGCTGATGTTGTCAAGGCTGGTACGGTGACGGTGAGCGAGAATTGCCAGATGAGTTTTAGCAATAGCGCGCCGGTTACTCCGGTTGCGCCTGTTGTGGTTCCTGCGAAGTAAACCTTAGATGGAAGTGCCAAGCATATGCCGTCACGGCCACCGGTTGATTTAACTCGGGAAATACGCGGACGACGAATCCTGAGCGTTTTTGAAGAACCGGCAGCGTTTCTGGTGGACGGGATTTGGTATCACCTTCCGCTCGGTGACTTCGGGTGGGCCGGTTACGAAGGCCATCCGTTTCAGGGGATGCTTTTTTCATGTCCCGGGTGTGGTGAGATTGGTTATTGCCCGCTTGAGGGGCCGGGCGATAAATGGGGATGGGACGGTAACGAGGATGCCCCTACGCTCACTCCGTCGATTCATAGCGCACCAGATAAGGGCGGCTGCGGCTGGCATGGATTTATGACTGCTGGTAATTTCCAGTTGAATCGCTAATTACAGGTTCTGCTGGCAGCGCTTCACGTACTCGCCAATCCGGTGATTTTCCACAGAACCAAGCCGCCCAGAAAGAAAATCATCCGATGTCCCGCGTACATCCAGCAGGAATTGCTGCCACGCCGAATGATCAGGCGTAATTTTGCCATCCGGGCCGAAGTAAAACAAGGTGCCGACATGGCCGTATCCTTCCAGCCTCGTCGGGACTCTCGGGACAATATCGGTGTCGTTCACATAGCGGTACGTCGGCGACCCTTCCGCGATCTTGGTATAGGCCGCGCAAAAGTCCTGTTGGCCCACCCTCGGCGACCCAAAAGTACAAACCGCATGCACAAGCTGCTGTTCCCACCGCAACCGGACGCAAGCAAGGGTCGCCAAGGCGGCGCCGAGACTGTGGCCCGTGATGTATAGCGGCTTGCCTTTGTGGGGCGCCAGGGCCTCTGTAACGTCTTTCCAGACGTATTCCAAGGCTCGGGCGAAACCGGCGTGGACGTGTAGGCCGCTGGTCAGGAATTGGGTGGGGATGGCGTCGGCGTCGGTCATCCAGTCGCGCAAGGACTCGGGTTCGGTGCCACGGAAGGCCAGCACCACGCAATCGTCGTTGGCGGCCACGAAGCCCTGCGTCTCGCGGCGATCAAAAAGGACAAGATAGGGAAAGTCACCAAGATCCGGCTCATGCACGACGTATGCAAAATTGTCGTAAGAAATCTGTGACAGTCTGGCCAGATTGAGCGCGTTCTGCGCCGACCACTCCTTATCGAATTTCATGGGCTACTCCTTGATATAGTCGGCCAGTTAAATGTAAACGCCGTCAAGCGCGCGGCGAAGCATGGCGATAACCTCTGCCTGCCTATCTGCTGCAATTAGCGCCTGCGGGGTTTCACCATTGAGTAGCGGTTGGGGCGTGTCGAGCCAATCATTGGCAGCGTTCAAGTCGCCATCGTAAAGCTGCAATACGAGTTGCCAGATTTCGTCAAATGAAATGCAGATCATTTCGTCTCCACGGTTGGTTCGGCGATGCGTTTTTTGTACCAATCCGAGTGAATGTGGCAGGTTCGCCGGTAGCCAGCGTCGGAAGGCCAGCCACTTGAGGCCCAGTCCTTGCATCCCGGTTCGTCGCATTGATCTACAAATTTATCTGCGCTTCGGCACTTCGGGCAGATTTGCCAACCATCGCCCTCAACCTGCTGCATGGGGTCTGCAACGAAATCGAGTTGCGATGTCGGGCCGCGCCAATTGCACTCCTCGCAAATCCAAATCGTGTTTGGGTTCATCATCTTCCTTTCAAGGGCTATTGGGGTGGGGCGTCTATTGCGGCCAATAAAAGCTATGGCGAGAGACATCCCAAATCCGTCGATAGGCAGCATGGAGGGTTTCGTTGTATCCCTCGCGCTCAAACCATATTTCAAAGGCCGCGTGATCTTGGTCGATGTTTTTCGGGGGAACGGTTATTACGGAAAGATCAATGCAGCCGAGAGATGGAATCTTATGGTCTCCAAATTCCGGCCAGCAAATAGGAAAGGCGCAAGCTATTCTTCCGTTTGGCTTTTGCTCCCACGAGTATTTTGTGCTACCAATGCCGCACGCAGCTTCCTGGATGTCGTAAGCAAGCTCATCTGGGGTTGCGAATTCTCCCGCCCAAGGAACAGCAATTAGATCAAGGTCTCGACGCATCGAACCATGAGCAGCAATTGCGTAACAGCGTCGTTGCGCAGCCTCTACTATTCTCGGCAGAGCAGCCTTGTAAAATGCCTCTAGCTCATCGGCGTTGTGAACATGGTCCCACTTAAATGTTTTTTCGATCATTGCAAACTCTCCAACGCGCACTCATGCACAAAGTCTCGGTCATTATTCAACTAGTTCAACTCTACATCGGTAAGAGGTACGCCATTACGCTCGGCATAGCTTATGAAGGCATCACACAGATCGGGGTAGTCCCACTTATGGACACCATCCATTTGGATTTTAGAAATCATCTGCTCACCCTTTCACTCGATTAGCGGGGGATTGGTCACGACCGGCATTCGACTTTTACCTGCGATGTAAGCCTGTAGGAAATGTGGTTAGCCGCGCTGTCGCATTCATCCACAACGGACGCCCATGAATCCCTAACGGTAGCTTGTGGGCCTTTGGGGACATTTGCCAAGCACTGATTAAAGATTTCTCGACGCAGACATTGATCGTGCGAATAAAGCGGCTCTGTCACAGAGGTGTCGCAGCCGGCAAGAATCAGCACAATCAGCGAATAAATTTTCACATAGCCCATACATCGCTCCTATTCAGTTATGGGTAGCGGGGGATTGGGGGAGGCGGCGATAGCAGCAAGCCAATCCCGTTTCATTGAGGCTTTCATTTCCTGATCGACATCTTCCCACTCTTCATCCTCCCAACCGCCCATGATTTTCAACATGGCATCAGTCGGTTCCACCGGCACCAGCTTGAACCCTGGCGGGATGGTTGGGGAGGTGTAGAGTGGTTCCTCGATAACGTCGTTGCGATTAAATGGACCGCCCTCATAAAATTGCCAAGGACCAAGAGCGCCATCCATTTTCACTCGATAGCGGTATGCCACCGCCTCCCCCTGCGGTTGTGCTGCTCTTGCTTGCCAACCTACGCGAAAGCCGATCCGCACCAACTCTTTCGGATTGGCCGGATAGCCCTCGGCCTTGAGCGCGGCGTCGATGTCGAAATTGTCCATTTCTTCTCGCTCGTTCATTGTTGCTCTCCCTCGGTTATGGCGGCGTCGATAGTGTGGTCAACATCATCAGGGCCATAAGTAAAATTCACATCTAGAATTAAATCCCACAAAGATGACATTTTTAATCCAAGTAGCATCTTTTCGTGCGGAATTGCACGCAACCACCGATACCGCTTCGCATCCCGCCCCAGCGCTACTCTTTCCTCTCGTAGCTTTAGGATTTCGGCTGCGAGTGCCGGATAAAAACTACGCATGGCCGAAAGAAATCTCTTTCCATCTGGATCAAAGTCCGCAGCATCTGTGCGGTATTGATTATTGTAGAGCGCATCCAGCGCAGACAAATCTACTGGGGTCATGGCTGTTCCTTTTTCAAGCCTGCTGTAACCATGTCCGATGCACGCTGAATCGCTGCATCTACTGGCGACGCAATGCTCACGGGATTGTTCAATCGAGTAGGGCCGTATTTTACCTCTGCGTATTCGCGGCGAACGACTTTGTGTGCATTCCAGCCTTCGTCAATCTGTAGTTTTGTTACCGCTAACTCTTTCTCCAACTCCACCACTCTATCTTGCAGGGCCTGTAGCTTGGTGGCGTCGGCTAGGGGAATAACCTCTCTACCGTGGCCCCTCCAAAAATTGGCATCTTCTTCATTATCTTCTAAATGAAGTATCTGTCCTGGCAACGATGTAGCTGGAATCATCCACGCCACTACCTCAATCTTCTCGTTCATGGCTTCCCTCGCAGTCTTTCTTGATCGTTTCGGCCCCAGTAGTTCCCGTATCTAAGGCCGCGCTTAATGCGTCCGTAAGCCTTGAACCACCGCGCGTCAGCAGTTTGTTCCTCGATACCAGCGCCGCACGCGGGACACTTTGGCTCTCGATCCGTGATTGCCACATCACAGCATGTCGTGAACATGGTCGAGTTCATTGGATTGCATAGATAGACACTAGCGCTCACGATTCCACCCCCTGTTTGGACTTTAGTTGGCGGATTGCTTTATCACAATCCACTAATGCGTTCAAGTACCCTGCGCGCAAATCTTCATGAAAGAAATTGCACTCTGTGGAAATGCAAATCTTTGCAGCCCTCTCCAGCGCAGCATCTTCCACTTTCGCTTTCCATGCGGCGGTAGTGGCGGCGGTGTTGGTGATGGCAGCTTTCATTTTGTAGAAAATGAATTCTTCTGGGCTGCATCTACCGTCCCACCCATGTTCTTTGAGAAATTGGTCGGAACAATCTGGACCGTCTTTATCAAAATGTATCTTCCATTTATAGTCAAGGGTGAGCGCGTCACGGAGCGCCGCAACCGTACTATCCCGTTCGGCCAGTTCCTTGCGGGCGGTGTCGAGTTGTTCGCGGACCAGTCGAATAGGCGCCTCTTCGTCTAGGCAATGACCTTCGTTTACGCAACACTGGAAGTCTTCACAATTGGCGCATGGTGTGGCTTCTATCTGGCTCATTTCACTTCCCTCATGAGGACGGCGCGGCCTGGTCCGCTTCGACCTTGCTGGCGGTCGCAATTTTCACAGTCTGATTTGCTTAGCCACGTTTTCAGTCCTACTGTGCCGTGGTCATATACCCATACCCAACATTCGGCCAGCTTGGGAGCGGGGCGGAACTCGTAGCTAGCAAAATTCCAACTCGGCGAATTATTCAGCATCCAGGGCACCGATTCGCCTTCGCGCCGATACTCGATCTCTTCTCCGCGCTCAAACGCCTCAATGGCGGCTATCATGTCTTTAGGGGTTTGCATGGCTAGTCCTTGAAATGTTCCAGGTCGCGATCAAAGTTTACCGCGTCATTGTCCATTAAGCTCCCGCGCCTTTTATCCAACTCGGGGTGCAGGACAATGCAATTGTTGGCCTCCCGTTTTGATTCACAGGCCAGCGCCATCCATTGACTGCAATACGGGCATCGTTGAATACTCATTTCACTTCTCCTGAAATCGCAATAGGGCCTCTCTGTATTCTTTGCACAAAGCCGACAACAGCGCACGCCAAGTCGTCGGGTCGATGTGAACCTTTTGGTCGGCTAGTTTTAGGACTTCTTCGGCGGCTTCTAAAGCTGTACTCATTTGGTCGTTACCAGGGAAAGTGTAGATAATCCTCCGGCTTTCGCAGCAGAAGCCAAATCACCAGCACGGCGATTGCGATTCCCGTTATCACGCCTAAGAAAAAACTCATGCTCTTCTCCTTTTAAATGCGCCTCGTATTCCGCTGCGGAAATTTTTCCAAGATATTTCGCCATGAAAAGGCCTGTAGCCGCAGCGGGGTCAAAATCTGGATCATTCGGATTGTATGGGTTGTGTTTCATTTCGACACCACTATCGCAGGCACAGTCGAAAGAATCCACAGCGCAAACGCACCGCTGAAGAATAGCGCCCATGTCAGAGCGGTTTTCACTTTGTCGGTTAGGCGCCGGTTCATCGCAATGCCTCCTGAATACTCGCCTGCGCTTCATCAACGCCCAATTGCTGCAACCTCTCGTACAGCTCCCTATCCGATTTGAGCAGCCGCGTGCGCTCGTACCGATACTGGTCGTCCAGTTCGATGGCATGCCAGCGGTTACGGGTTAGGCACCATTTGTAATACCAGCGGAGGAGGGTGAATTTCATCGTGTGCCAAAATTCAATTCTTGGGTTTCTTCCATGATGCTGGCGACCCCTCTCCGGCAAGAAATAGGACCGTATCAATCGACAAATCTTCCTCGACCATTTGCTTGAACGTGACAACGTTATCGCACTGGGCCATGTAGTGCAACGCTTCGCGCGCAGCCTCTTTGGTGTTATCACAATCCACGCTAGCGAACAAATCGCCATCTTCGTAAATATCAATTCTCATGCTCATCTTTCAGAGAGAACCCCGGCTTTCAGCCACAATGCCGGCCGGGGATCGGCACTTCCGAGAGGGGAGAACTCTCCGTGGCTTATTTCACAATAACTATATTTTGTTTGAACATTTCGTGGAGAGTTTTGATGTGCGCCTTATTCCACATATCGAATTTGTTGTACTCCGTAAAGTTACCGGACGGATCAAGCCCTTTTCCCTGGTCGCACCAAGCGTGACACTTGGCACAAAGGTAGGCAACAAAACAATCTGCCGCCTTTAGCCCTTTGCCTTTGCCATGAGCCATTTGATTCGAGTGAGCACAAACAATCGTCCCATCGTCAGCCCCGCAATTCTGGCAAATCTGTCCATTGGCGCTATCCAGCAATTTGCGCGAGCGGAAGGCGTTGAATTTTTGCAGGCTACCCATGTCCGTTTTCCCGCCAGGCTTTGATAAATTCGATCAGGTCGCTACATTCTCGCTTTGTCAGGTCGCTGGTGCGCTGATACAGCACGTCTACGCCCACGCCATCAAGCGCAGGGACCAGCTCCACACCTTGGCCCGTAGCGCGGCACCACGCAGCCGTTAGGAGCCGTTTCCAAGCCTCTACGGACCAGCGTTTGCCAGCCCATTCCCGCGACTCGGCGATTTCCTGCAATTCCGCGTGCAGCAAAGCATTCTGTTCTAGGTTGCGCGTGGGCTCGTCAATCCGTACAACCCACCCGTCCGGGGCCATATCAATCAGGCCCTTGGCGCGTTCGCGTACCTTCGGATTGACGAGCGTGAGGATCATGCGCGATCCATGAGAGTTTTCGTTGTCGCAGCAACCTCGTCGAGAAAATGGCTGACTTCGGTAGCGAGCATGTCAATATATTCTGGGTCCCTAGCTACGCGCTCAACATACAGGCGAAGATGTGCGGGCATCCTTGGGTCAAAAGAAACAAAATCCCACCATTGCCGCCCGGTGACCCACATACACCCTTGAATTTGGGCGACGTGCTCAGCAGGCATTTTTGACATGATCGTTTCGACATGGACGGCAGAATTATAAGGACACTTGATTTCAATGCCGCCTAGGTCGTCCACCAATCCATCAGGAGAGGCGCCAATCCATTCCAGTTCTGGATGCTTGAGAAAGCCCTTCTCGAAGACCATGCGCCCCGTGGCCGCCTCATATGCCATTCTAGCTTGCGGTTCCGTGGCCGTTCCCCATTCCATTGCGGAATTTTTGTAGGACTCCTGCGGCAAACCAGTCAAGCGCTCGGTCACAAGCTGAATTCGATAGGTGCGTCGTGTAGCCGCTTCTCCGGTTTTGATCTTGGCAAGCACGTCTTTCAATCGCGACGCGGTAACATGTCCGGCCCGAGCGGCGAGCCATTCTGCGGAGCCTTGTTCCATCATGCCTCCGCCACTTCGCTAGCAATCGTCTTGAAGTCGGTATGGCGACTAATGCCGATGGCTTTGCGCTCGTCTTCGGTGATAGTTTCCCAAAACCGTTTGTATTCCTTCACGCCTTTTTCAGCACATTTTTTGGCGACGGTCAGAAGGGCTTCGCTTGCCTGCGGTTGCTCGTCCTCGGCTTCGTTGTAGCGGGATTCGTCGCCTTCGCCAGTTTCGATTTGCAGCATTTTTAGGATAGCGGTTTTCGTGGCATAGCTAGCCCCCTTACCAGGGGCTTTGTCGCCGTAGTCAACAGCATGGGACGTGACCTCGATTGATACCTTGTCAGAGGGTTCATCGATATTGACGAAATCGACTCGCCACTTTGATTCAAAGCGCAACGCCTCCGTTCCTTTTGCGGATTTGTTCCCGGTCATTACGACCTGACATGAAAGCTCCGTAGGGAACACCAAGACGCCGTGCTTGATGAAGTGATCTCGCGTGAGGCCGGTAACTTGATCATGAGTAACAGCGCGATAGTTTTCGACCGCCTTATCTTTTTTCGCGTAGGCGACGAGTTTTTTGATTTCATTGATACGCTGATAGATATTCATTTCGCCATCACCACGATCACCCAAATCGCCGACGCAACAGCCGCACCGATTCCGCCCCATTTCACTTTCAGCGACCGCAGACGCTTCTCCGTCATTTTCGGACGCCGTATCTTGGCAACGGTAGTCTTGATCTTGCCGATGACTGCCGGCGGTTTGCTTGTGTCTATTTGTGCGTTCATAGCGTTTCCTTTATAGATCAAAAACAGTATCCATCAACATGCCGACAAGAGCGAATGGAACGCCTATCGCGGCGAACATTAGCGGCCACCAAGCGTAGTGCGGTAACAGCCCGTAAAATCCTATTTCAATAATCGCCGTAGGGATCGACAGACAAAGCCCGACAACTAAAAGCACCATCCCAAACTTTACCAATGCTATGCCCATGTGTCGCCCTTTCGTTATTTGAGGAAGCCGGTATAAATGACGCCAAACGGACCGGGCGTGGAGATAGGTTCATCATCCTCGTCATCCAACCCCATCCGCATAGCAATCCTGCGCTCGTCCGGGGATAGCGGGGTGCCGAGTTCGTCGGCGGGGGTGACGGGGTTCATTTGTCCTCCAGCGCGCGAATATGTCTCATCAGCAATACCGAGACCGGAAAGTACGCCTCACCGCGCGCCGGCTTCTCGACCATCTGCCGCTCGAAGTTGTCGAGCTGATCGTCGGTCAGGACTCCGGCAACCGCAGCGTCCGCCACCATCTGCGCGCGGCGTTGTTCGGCTGCTGCGCGGAGTTCGGCGGTTACTTCGGATTGGTAGGGGCGCTCGGTCATGATTCCGCCACTGGCGCGTAATCTTCCGGACGCTTAAAAAACAGCGTATCCGGCGAACTACGTTTGCGCCATGTCGAGGCCGACGCAGCCAAGCATTCGCGACCGGCGCGCCCGTTGTACGCATCCGGGTCAACGGGAATAACGTAGCGTTTCGTAGTGCCATCCGGCTCTGGAGTGGAGTTCAGGACATCGAGCAGACAGAGTTCGTCGCGCCGCCAGAGCTTCGCGTCGCGCAGGCCGATCATGGCGTGATCCGGCGGGCATGAGTCCACCAGTTGCAGTTTGGCTTCCCGGCAGTAGCGCTCGTAGCCGAAGCGCTCGATCATCACGCGTCGAATCTCGGCATTCTCCTCGGCCTCGATTTCGGCCAGGGTGATGGTTTCCGGTCGCATGACCACTTTCTCCGGAACCCGGATACCGTGAATGGCGTACACGGCCCAACCCTTCCAACCTACTGCTGGGCCTTTGTCGTTGTGCAGGCGGTGAGATCCCCAACCGCGAGTAACAGCAGGATTAGTCAGTTCCCGATTAACTTCGGCCGGCCGCTCACACACCATGATGAAATCGGTATGGGGCCACCACCAGCAGGCGGACTGAATCGTTTCCTCATAGGCAATCCCGCGATCCCACAAATTACCCTCCAGGGAAAGTTCGCCGACTTCTCGCATAAATGAGGTATATGCACCACCCCACCAGTAACCGCCGCACCAGAATTGACCGCCGATGTAGTTGGCCCAATTTCTACGGGCGGTTGCACCCAAGACCCCACGAACTCTTTTGACCGCGCCGCCCACCGCGCCGCCCACAGCGTCGCCCACCGCGTCGCCCACCGCG